AATCCAACAACAAAAAATGCACTGGTTACCAAGTGAAGTACCTTTAGCTGAAGATGTAAGAGATTGGAATGAACGACTTAACGATAAGGAAAAGAATTTAATTACACAAATATTAAAGTTCTTTACGCAAGGTGATGTCGACATTGCTCAAGCGTACCTTGATAATTATATTCCAAAATTTAAACCACCAGAAATTAGAATGATGTTATCTTCAATTGCTACAAGTGAAGCTAACCATGCTCATTCTTATTCATTATTAAATGATACTATTGGATTACCAGATAGTGAGTACAAAGCATTTCAAGAATACAAAGCAATGTCTGACAAACATGATTATCTTTTTAGAAGTAAAGGTGAAGGTATAGAAGGCATGGCTAGAGAACTTGCAACGTTCTCAGCTTTTGGTGAAGGGTTACAACTCTTTGCTTCTTTCGTAATGTTATTAAACTTTCAACGTTTTGGAAAAATGAAAGGAATGTGTCAGATAGTTACCTGGTCCATAAGAGATGAAAGTCATCATGTAGATAATATGATAAAATTATTTCATGCTTTAATAGATGAGAACAAACATATTTGGAATGATGATTTCAAAAAAACTTTATATGATGTTGCAAGAGACATGGTAGCATTAGAAGATAAATTTATAGACTTAGCATTTGAGCAAGGTGGAGTAGAAGGTATCGAACCAAATCAAATTAAACAATATATAAGACATATAGCTGATAGAAGATTGCTACAATTAGGATTAAAACCTAACTTTGCAGTAAAAGATAACCCATTGCCTTGGCTTGATTGGGTTTTAAATGGCGTAGAACATACAAATTTCTTTGAAAATCGTGCCACTGAATACGCTAAAGGCAGCATGACTGGAGATTTATGGGGCTAATAGTACCCATATTAGAAGGAAAAAGATATGAACGATTTAAATGATATTCAGTTACCCTACACAGTTGAGGAACTTATCAATGTTCTAGATAAAGTTTTTCCAGAAAAAGCACCTGACTTAAAAGACAGTGAAAGAACTGTTTGGCATAAGGCAGGACAGAGAAGTGTAGTAACGTGGTTACTCGAATTAAAAAATAGAAACGATAACAATTTATTAGGGGAGAAGTAATATGTGTTTTTCATCGACAACTAAGACACCTGTCGTTACAAGACCTGACCCTAATATTAAATATGTCGATGGAAACATTATGAATCCAAAGGCAAGTCCACCAGAGATAGATAAAACTCCGGTGAAAAAACCAGAAAAGAAAAGTAGTGTATCGCAATCTTCAGATATTACGACAACGCAATCATCTGATTTATCAATACCAACTTATTAATAAGGAGAAACAATTATGTGTATGGGAAGAAGTTCTAGTCCTCCAATTCAGGAGACAGTAACGCCAGTGAGACAAGCAGTTTCAGCAGGCGATGAATTAGCACCTACAATTGAATTAGCTTCTGAAGACGCTTTAGAAATAGCGAAGAAGAAGAAATCAAAAAAAGGTACAGTCGCTATGCAAACTGATTTAAACATTCCAGGCAGTAATACGTCTATTACACCGTAGGTAAATTAACATGGCAGAAAATTTAATTAATACGGCAGAAGACCGATATAATTCTCTGTCTGAAAAGAGAGAACATTTTTTAGAGAGAGGACGTGAGTGTTCGGAATTGACGATACCCACTCTTATTCCTGAAAATCAATTTACTCCCACACAAGATTTTTATAGCCCCTTCCAATCAGTTGGAAGTAGAGGTGTCAATAATTTAGCAAGTAAACTCTTACTGTTGCTACTTCCCCCAAACCAACCATTTTTTAGATTAGCTATACAAGGTAAAGCTAAAGAACAAGTAGAAGAAAGACCAGAATTAAAAACTCTAATTGAAAAATCATTAGCAAAAATTGAACGTGATGTTATGGGTAAGATAGAATCTTTAGCAATAAGAGTTCCAATTTTTGAAGCCATTAAACATTTAATAGTTGGTGGAAATGTTTTATGTCATCTTCCTAAAAAAGGAAGCATGAGAGTTTTTCCGTTAAATCAATATGTCTGTAAAAGAGACGGTGACGGAAACTTATTAGAAATAGTTGTAAAAGAAAGTGTTTCTGTTTTAGGTTTAGAACCAGAAATCAGAGACCTTGTATTACAAAAAATGAGTAAAGAAGACGCTAAGTCTGATACTTCATGTGATTTATATACACATATTTACAAACTAGATAATAAGAAATTTTATGTTTGCCAAGAAGTTAAAGGAATTAAAATTCCATCTTCAATAGGTGAACACAATGAAGACCAATTACCGTGGCTTTGTTTAAGAATGATAAGAGTTGACGCAGAAGATTACGGAAGAAGTTACGTAGAAGAAATAATCGGTGATTTAAAATCTCTTGAAGGATTATCACAAGCGCTTGTCGAAAGTGCTGCGGCTTCAGCTAAAATGGTTTTCATGGTTAAACCAAATTCAACAACAAAGAAAAGAGATTTAGCAGTAGCACGTAACGGTGACATTATATCTGGAAATCAAGATGATGTTAGCGTGTTACAAGCACAGAAATTTTATGATTTACAAACAGTAGAGAAAGCAATTGCTAGATTAGAAGAAAGACTAGCATACGCATTCTTACTTAATACAGCAATTCAACGTCAAGCAGAGAGAGTTACGGCTCAAGAAATTAGATATATGGCTAATGAACTTGAAACAGCTATGGGTGGTATTTATTCTTTATTATCTCAAGAATTACAATTACCTTTAGTTTCTCTTTTAATGATGAGAATGGGAAGTAAAAATGAAATACCAAAACTTCCAAAAGGTAGTGTAAGACCTACAATCATAACTGGTGTGGAAGCACTAGGACGTGGTAACGATTTACAAAAACTAAGAGAGTTTGTAGCTGAGATAGGACAGTTAGCACAAATGAATCCTCAAGCAGTTCAATTATTAAACATAGGTGATTTAATTGAAAGACTAGCTACAGGACATGGAATTGAAACTGAGAACTTAATTAAGTCTCCAGAACAGTTACAAGCAGAACAAGAACAACAAATGGCAATGCAACAGCAACAACAAATGGTTGAGACTGCTCAAGCAGTAGCGCCTAAAGTTGCCGACAATGTTACAAAACCTCAAGGATAATAAACAATGGTAGACCAAGTAGAAATAAAACAACCAGAAGAAACTTCAGAAAAACCTACAGACGCAGCTCAAGATAAAACGTATGAAAACGAGAGCAGACCTGAATGGTTACCTGAAAAATTCAAGTCACCTCAAGATATGGCAAAAGCCTATAGTGAACTTGAAAATAAATTAGGACAGTCTGAACCCAAAGATAATAATAATAATAAAGACTCAGAACCTACAAAAGAAACAAAAGAATCTGACTTATCAATTGATAATGCAGAAAAAGCTGTAGAGAGTGCAGGATTAAATATGGAAACTCTACAACAAGAATATAATGAGAGTGGTGAACTTAATGAAAAATCTTATAAATCTTTAGAAAAAGCAGGAATTCCTAAAGATTACGTTGACGCTTTTATTAAAGGACAAGAAGCTATTGCAACACAAACAGCTAACACTTTAAAACAAGAAGTTGGTGGTGCAGAGGCTTATAAGTCTATGATGGAATGGGCTTCAAGTAATTTAAGTGAAGCAGAAGTTAACGCTTACAATTCCACAGTTAACGGTAAAGACATCGAAGCTACAAAATTAGCAATCGCAGGATTGAATGCTAGATATAAAAATGCTGAAGGTGTTGAACCAAATTTAGCTAAAGGTGATAGACCTAGTAGCAGTAATGCTCAAGGTTATCGTTCTTGGGCTGAAGTAACAGCAGCAATGTCTGACCCTAGATATAGTAAAGACACTGCGTATCAAGCTGACGTACAAGCAAAAATTAAAAATAGTAGGTTATAATGTTATTAGTTTTAAAAAAGAAATTAGAAGCTGATATAGCTGAACACTCTTCTATTATAGATATATATTTACAAAAGCCAGTAGCTATTGGTGACCACGATAAAATATTTGAAGTAATACAAGAAAGATTTGAAAAATTTACTTGTGCAAAACATCAATTGGAAGAATTGGAGAAAATCTTAAATGAAAAAGTACAAACCAAAACCGAAGCCGAAACCAAAACCGAAACCAAAACCAAAAGGTAAAGGATATTAACATGGCAAAAAAAGGATTATACGCAAACATTCACGCTAAACGTCAAAGAATTAAATCTGGCAGTGGTGAACGTATGAGAAAACCAGGAAGTAAAGGCTCACCTACAGCAGCAAATTTTAGACGAGCTGCAAAAACAGCTAAGTCATAATATTTATGAAAATTGTAATAACTTTTTTTTATTAAATATTGCAGGTGAATTAGAATATAAAAATTATACTTTTCCTAGTTCAGATATTAAAGAGTTTGAAACTGTGTATCATGCTTGTGAAAGATTTTATGAAAGTAAAACTATTTACATAGAAGATAAAAACATTCATTTACTTAAATCAAATTTAAAATATCAAACGTTTGGATATATTTGTCCAAACTAATATAGTTGTGTTACCTTTCTAGGTAGCAACTGCTAACACGATGTTAAGTACATTAACTTGACCGTTCTGAGGAACGACAATCTTGTGAAGGAAAAACTGAGTGAAGGCTTTTTAAACAAACAGTCAAAGGAGAAAATACTATGGCAAACGCAAGTCCTTCCGATATAGGAAGAATAAATAGTGCCGGCTCTGAAGACGCTCTGTTTCTGAAAGTTTTTGCCGGAGAAGTTTTAACTTCATTCGAAAGAGCAAGTAAGACTGAAGGAAGAGATATGGTAAGAAGTATCGCTTCCGGAAAAAGCGCAACCTTCCCAGTAATGGGTAGAGTTGATGCAGAGTATCATGTGCCTGGCGCTGAAATATTAGGAAAAGATATTAACCATAACGAGAAAGTAATTACTATAAACGATTTACTTATCTCTCATGTGTTTTTATCAAACCTAGAAGAAGCTAAGAATCACTACTCAGTTAGAAGCGCATATTCTAGCGAGGTAGGTAGAGCATTAGCTTTTACAAAAGACAAACACATCCTTCAAACTATTGGACAAGCAGCTCTAACTACAACTGCTAACGTTGGTGACTCTGGATACCCTACAGGTACAGTTCTAACTAACGCT